GGAACAATCACATCCCATTCGTCCTCGGTGGCAGATGTCGCATTGCCGACCACATGGGTGGATTCCACGAAGACATCTGAGAAATATGTGTCTGATACATCTGCAACCCATTCGCCCCTGACATAACGGGCAAACAGCTGCTTGTCGTAGCTGTACTTGGAGATGAGGTCCTTCTTCTCGCGTGGGTCGAGGAAGATGTTGTCGTCGATCGTGAACTGGATGCGTCCGTAGGAGTCGTCCCTGTTCTCCCCATCAGCCATCTTCGGGAACCACACGCCAGCCAGCCAATGGTTCACGCCAAGCTCTGGAGGGTTTAGGTCGACGATCAGCTGATGGTTCTCGTACGGGATTCCAACCACGCGCAACTGATCGGAAAGCGAATCAAACACGATCCGCTCCTCGAACTGGTCCGCCTCCGAGATCCAGACCATCGAGAACCGCGTTCCCTTGAACTTCTGCTCCGCCTCACCGACGTTCTCAAGCGAGTGCAGTTGGATCTCCGATGTTCCTCCAAAGGCGTTCCTGACCCGAGCAAAGGACATCTTGGTGGCGACGTCCATGGTGGGCTCCTTCACCCACTTCATCCCGAATCCAGCCTCTATCCACTCAGGCAGGACCGTTCTGGTGACGTCACTCCATACGCCGACCTTACCATTCTTGAGGGTCTTGGTGATGATCCCCACGATGGCGTTGTTGTTCTCGAAAAGATGTCTGGCGGCACGATTGGCAATGGCGAGCGATTTGCCCGCCTTACGTGGACCGTCGACCATCAAGTATCGGCTGTAGTTGTTGAAGACCTCGAACCCCTTTGGGAACAGATTCGGCAACCACCGCCCGCTGGAGTCTTGCATGCAGGAGCTACGACTTTGCGTGGACAATGGTGTAAAAGGCGGGGATGACTCCATTCAAAGTTGCACTACATGAACGAAATCAAACTGCAGCGTGATGGTCTCGACAGCGCAATCGATGCTCTCGAGGTTGGCGAAACGATGGAGATCTGCGCCACCATAACGATCACTTCCAAGACTGATTCCGAGATCGTCGCTTCGGTTGAGGAGGTCGAGCAGGACGAGATGGCTATGGACTCTGAGGAAGATATGGGCGAAGAGGAGTCCTACGATTCTGAGGAAGAAGCTCCGATGCCCAAAAAGCGTGGCAAGGGGCTCGGCATCCTCATTATGATGGGTGGCCCGAAGGGGAAATAACCCCGTCAATCTATGGTTGATCTGGAATTGCTGGCAAAGCGAGGAGCTACGCCTGAAAAGCTCAAGGCGAAGTTCACCGCAGAGGTGATGGACGACAAGATCAAGGAACTTGTCGACCTCAACGCCACGCGCATCGACGAAGGCATCCAGAGGAACCTGAACGACGCTCGTACCATCTACGCGATTGATCAGGCGTACGACGTGTCTCAGCGCCAGATCACCTACACCCTCGTCGAGGGATTGCTCGCCAATGGTGTCAGTGGCGAGAAGGTGATGGAGGCGATGACCAGCTGGGGTTTGACGTCCCGACTGAACAACATGATGTCGCCTTTGTGCGACAAGAACGGTCAGGCCATCTGCGACAAGACCGGCAAGAAGTTGATGAAGTTGGACATGCCAACCTTCTTCAACGTCTTTGTTCCGCTGGTTCAGGCTTACACGAAGATGCGTTGGGCCAAGCTGTTCAACGATCGGGACATCTATCCGCTCTACAAGTATGAGCCTGTTTCGCAGACGTTGGACAATCGGATCCGCTGCGAGATCATTACCAGCCGCATTCAGCGAATGGTTCAGGATATGGGTTATCGCGAGGACGAGCGACAATCCATTCTCCAGATGCTCAAGTACGGAACCTGCATCAACTTCCCATCGGAAGACTTCTACCGCGAGAAGCAGATCTTCCTGAAGGACGGGAAAGAAAAGAAGAAGGTGGTCAAGGAGGGCGTCCGCTTCGAGATCCCGCATCCTTCGCGGACATTCTACGATCTCAACTATCGGCTCACGACCGCCAACACCGATACAGGAATTGAGTACGCTGGGTTCTGGAACGTTCTCCGCTACAAGGACGTCAAGAACAACAAGGACTTCTGGAACACTGACAACATCCAGTTCAAGTACGGGTCGTGGGTCCTCTCGAAGTACAACTACTACCGAGAGCTCAACCCATGCATGTTGCGTTTCCCGACGGTGAACAGTCACTCCGGATCTGGAACTGGGGTCGGCGATACGGAGCGCACCAACGAGGCCTACAGGTACAACATGCACCATCTCGATGAGGGTGTGACGGTTGTGTCGTACTTCCAGAAGCTGATCCCTTCGGAGTGGAACCTCTTCGACTACGATGAGCCGGTCTGGATGCGCTTCGTCCATACTGGCAGCCATACTGTCAGCCACGCTGCCGTACTGGGCTACAATCCGCTGGTGGCCTACATGTACGATGCAGACCTTGGAACTGCCCGTCCTACGTCACTGTCTCTGGAGCTGCTGCCGTTCCAAGACCACATGTCCAACCTGCTCAGCCAGTACATCCTGACTGTTAAGCAGAACCTCGAGCGCATCGTCTTTTGGAACGCTGACGTGGTTGACCAGAAGTACGTCGAGATCATCAACAACATTGGTGAGAAGAAGTATCGAGGCGTCACTTTCATCCCCTACTCCAAGAAGGAGCTGAGCTGGCAGCAGCAGTCTGAGCGCGATGCGTTCACTCCAGTGCAGCTTCCTCAGGGCAACTCGATGGAGATTGCTGGAGCGGTGAATCAGCTTCTGTCGATGATGGAGCGAGTACTGGGCTACTCCGCTCAGGAGATTGGTGTTCCGGCGACTCACGAACAGACTGCTCAAGAAGTACAAATCATCGCCGCCAACACCAGTAACCGGCTCCAGCTAACAGGCTCCTTCATCGACTCCGCTGTGAGGGCGCGCAAGAAGCTGCTCTACGATGCTATGATGTCATACTCCGATGACGAGATCATCGCTGAGGTGGCAGATATGGATGACGTGAAGAAGGAGGCCCTCAACAAGATGGGCTTCAAGGTCGAGGAGATGACTGGCACCGATGCCAAGGTTGGTGTCAAGGGCAGCAAGTCGATGCTGGACATCGATGCATTCTCCTCTGATCGCGAAGGTGCTGATCGAATCGTGGACACCAAGCTGGCCTCCACGATGATCCAGACATTCCAATCGATCTTCTCGAACCCAGTGCTCGCTCAGGCTGCAGGCCTAGATCAGCTGATCAGCCTGTTCAATCAGATCCTTGTCTACAGCGGCGCACCGAAAGATTTCCGCCTACGCGTTCAGGCGCAGCAGCAAGCTCCTTCTCCCGAGGAGGCTCAGCAACAGCAGGCAGCCATGCTTCAAGGAGTCCAGCAGCAGCTGGCGCAGATGGCTTCCCAGATCGTCGACGGCAAGCTCACAGAGCTGGCCCAAGGACTCCGACAGAACATCGTCGAGCCGATGCAGGCAACCACAGCGCAAACGGCTCAGGCCATAGCGCAGTTGTCCGCTCGCCAAGACGAGCAGAGTCAGGCGATGGTCAAGCTGTTCCAGCTGATACAGGCAGCGCAGCAACAACCGTATGTTGGAAGTCCAGTCCCGCCCATTGCCACAGGACCAGCAGCTCCAGCTGCAGAAATGGCTCCTGTCTCAGGAATGCCTGTTGGTGCGACAATGCCTATTGGCTGAGGTCGCGATCCTTCAGGGGGAATTCGCAAACGTCATCACACGTAACCCTGACGCTCTACGCGCTCAGGCCGGACTCGATGCTGCCTCAGAGAAGGCGGTCTCGCGTGCGTCCAAGTATCAGACATTCTTGAACGTGCTGGCGGAGATCACGTCTTCGGACTGGCAGTTCAAAACCGCAGAAGTGCAAATCACAGACAAATGACAAAAGACATCGACCAGCAGGCCGAACAGGCACCGCAGTCTCCAGACATTGGGGACGAACAAAAGCAGAGCACTGACGCCGAAATGGAGGCCACTGCTCGCGAGGCCAGCATGATCGTGCTGGACCAGCTCCTAGCGGAATCGAAGGAAACCGCTGCTGAGAAGAAAGAGGAACCCAAGGCTGAGGCCGCCAAGGAAGAGCCGGTCAAAGAAGAGAAGCCGAAGCGGAAGTCTCCTCCGAAGCTCAAGGCGAACATCGATGAGCCTGAGAAGGAAGAGGCCGAAGAGGCCCCTGTGGTTGAGGAGACGCCCAAGTCGAAGCGTCGCTCAATGAACGCAGAGAAGGTCGCCGAGATGGCGAGCAAGGCCGCAGCCGAAGCCGCCGCAGAGACGATGCGCCGCCTTGAGGAAGCCCGCGAGGAACGCATCCGATCGCTGCAGAAGGCTGAGCCAGAGAAAGAGGAGCTAGATGTTCCTGAATCTCTCAAGGATGACGTGGAGCGCCTTCGCGAGGTGCAGCGCCTGCACGCCAAGGACTACAAGGGTCGAGATCTTGTGAAGGAGTTCCTCGACTCGACGCAGAAGGAGGTTGAGTACGAGCGCAACTGGCGTCGGAAGAACCCTGGCCAGGAGTTCGACTGGGCCGATGAGGAGCACGCTGACTTCGTTGACGCCAATGCTGTCGAGGTGGACGAGGATCACATCAAGGAGGCGGATCGCAGCCTAATCAAGGAAGCCGCCATTCGCGAGGCTGAGGAGCGGTTCTCCAAGAAGTACGGTCAGGACATCGAGGAGGTGCGCAGGAGCCGACGAGAGGCTGAGTTGGCACCAATCCGCCAGCAGGTGGATCGGATGGCCTCAATGAGCCTTCTTGAAGCGGTGCGGCCCGATCTCGTTGAGGTTGCCAATGCCGATCCAGCGAAAGCTGTTGAAGCGGTGAAGGCTGATCCAATCGCCACTGAGGCGGTGATGGCTGTGGAGCGTTGGAGCGCGCCAGCTCTGGACCTAGCGGTTCGGGTGCTTAACAACCAGTCCGCTTACTCCTCAGACTCACAGGAGGTCAGGGCTCTGGCTTCGGCGGCTATGCATGTTGATAGCGTGCTTTCATCGGTTCCTCGCGATGAGCGTCCCGTCACTGAAGATGGTCGTCGGTTCTCCAGCCTGAAGGATTACCGCAACATGCCCGCTTCCCAGAGGGCCAAGTATTACACAGTTCAGGACGAGTCGCTTGTTCCTCAGCTGATCATCAAAGCGGCCCAGTACGAGGCTGGAAAGATCAAGGAAAGCCTCGAAAATCGCCTAGAAACATACGCAAAACAGAGGGGATACGTTAAGTCCGATGGTAATTCCTCTCCGAAGCCAGCTCCGAAACCCGCTGCTCAACCCACCGCTCCTTCGGTGCGATCCACACAATCCGCAACACCTGTAAAACAGGAATCTGAACAGTCTATTAACGGGATTCCTGCAGGATTCTGGAAAGATATAGGCCTGTAAAACAGCAGATTCACCACTGCGTATTGCGAAGCCAGCGGGTGTTTAACATCTGCTGGCTTTTTAGCACTTGGACATAGAGATCAGAAAGAGGCCGCATCCATATACATGCTGTTTACC